GGCTGCCGGTGGAGAGCACGGTCTCTCCCGTGAGATTGAGAAGCGCGAGCATGAGTGCCGTGGTGCCTGACGCTAGCGCTGCCTGGAAAATGGCGTTGATGGTAACCGAGCTCGGAGCGCCGGCAATCACGTTGCCCTGGCCGTCGAAAAGTAGCCCTGTGTTGGCACGCACGCTCGCGGCAGGTAGGATGTAGTTGAGACCTGGCGGGTCGGTCACGGGAGCTGTCAGGTCGAACACGCTGCCGATTCCACCCGCGCCCTGCTCCTGAATCATCTGCGTCAGCTCGTCGATGACAAACTCCAGCACTAGGGCATCGATAGCGCCACCATTCACGAGCGACGTGTTGTTGACGATGGCCGTCTTGCGATAGATGCGGATGTTTCCGTAGGCCGCATAAGCTCCTGCCCAGTTAGAACCGATGACGGTGATTGAGCCGTTGGAAGATGGGGCCGATACTGTGTAGTCGATGCCCTGGACGAGCGTGACGCCGGGCAGGCCGGTGCCATAGAGTACGGCCAGGATTTCTGAGGTCTGCTCGAAGCTGAAGCCGAAGCTGAAGGATCCCGGAGGAGCACCGGGAGTGAAGGAGGCAAGCTGATACGTGGCGGTCGTCGAGATCATGGCCTACTCCCGCTCATTGTGTATCCTTTTTTGTACGAGTGCAAGTAGAATCTCATGTAAGCCTCTTCCCGTATCCAAGCCAGGTATTACCAGCACTCGCCGCCCCGACCGTAGTTCCTCCCGCTGCCACTCCCGCAGCTCTCGTTATCCATTGCCCTGTTGTGAAGGACACCTCAGCGATATCGTAGAACCAGGTCGTCGCTCCTGTACCGGGGAGCACCCATGCCACCCCATTACCAGAGTTCTGATATACGATCTGTCCCGGTCCCGCACCCGATTGCGAAAGAGGTTCGACGAGTCCTATTCCGCTGAGAAGCGAGAGGGCACCCGCCACATCGCCTTTCGAGAGGACCTGCTCCCATGAAACCTTGTTGAAGGCTGCCATCTATTTCATTCCCTTCAGTACATCAACGCCATAGTTGGTTGTGGAAGCATGGATGCCAGTGAAGTAAGAGGACATGGCCGCCCAAGCCTTCACCATCCTCCAGGTAGCCGCCGTCTGGGCTCTCCCCGGTTTCGCCGCTGCATAGTCCCTCGTTGCGCTGATAATCTGAAAGATCTGCGTGATCGGTTGCGTCACCACTCCACCGGCGTTGAACTGGCCTGCGACGTCGGATGTGTTTCCGCGTTTGGATTCCAGTATTTTCTCCACCGTATAGGCTGCACCGGAGCCACCGGGGAAATTGCCTGCCGCTGCGCTGAAAAGTTCCTCTGCACAACGCTGGAGGAAAGGCTTATTTGGCTGGGACTTCTTCCCCGTGATCTCTTCTTCAAGCCAGTTTTTGCCGGCCTGGATGCCATGACGGATCCCTGCCGCTATGAGAGCTTCCCCAAGGATGCCGACAACCAAGAAGCGAGTGAACTTCGCTCCTACCTTCGGCCCTCCGCTATTGAGGATGCGCGTCCCCATCTGGTAGAGGGCGCTCTTTTCCGAGTAGAGGGTTCCCGCGATCTTTCCGAGCACTCCGTAGTCGGAGCTGAGGAAGGACTGATACATCTCCCGGGGCCCCGCGTGCGAGCGCTTGGCGATGAACTCCCCGTACTTCACCGCATAGGCTTCCCGGGCGACCTCGCTCCCCTTGCCCTGCGGAATGGTCTGGTCGGTGAGGCCGGTGGCAGTTGCTGGGAGATCATCAAGATGTCCTTCCTGCATCTGCCTGAGTATCGAAACCTTTGCACCCTCCGCTTCGTTGATGGCAGCCCCGCCGAAAGCGAGCTTCTCAGGTGCCATGGCAGCGCCCTTCATGGCTCGCCCTACCTTCGTTGAGCCGCGGGAGGCCTGCGCGAACTCTGGCATGGTTCCCTGCTCCTTCAGCTCTCGGAAATACGCGGAATGCTCATACCACCATCCGCGGACTCCCTTCGGGTTGGAGAGCATGTGCGCCGTACCTACCGCGAGATCCCGCGTAGGAACGCCATAGGCTGAGGCGCGAACGACGAGGGCGCGGTTGAGAGCCGTGTTGCCGAGGTTGAAACCCAGAGCGCCCAAGATACCGCGATTCTTGAAGCGCACTGCCAGTTTCTCCATCCAGTTTTCAGGCGCCCGATACCCTATGATTCTGCGCAGCGCATTCTGAAGATTGTCCACGGCGGTCTGGCCGTGAATATTTCGGATGCTCTCGACCGTTTCCTTGTCGAAAAGCATTTTTGCCGCGTCACGGGCGCGTTCGGCGTAGCCGATGTAGTTGCTGGCAAAATCGATCTGGTCTTTCACAACGTCTCGGATGTCCCGGACCCAGAGTCCCGCCTTGGAATCGACGCGCTCGATCGTGTGGCTCTTGTCGACCGAGGCCGTGAACTGCCTGCCGTCCCAGTTGCCCGGCAGGATGGATTGATTCTCGGCAATGCGGCCGTTCACCGCGTCCTGAAGGAAGTCGGAGCCGCGGATGCGATCGAGTCGGAAATAGCCTTCCAGCCCAGGCCAAGGTTTGCCATTCAGCCGCATGTAGGCAGGCCCCATCTTCTCCCCGTGCTCCTTGCCCATCTTCACAACCGCATCGAGGTAGGATTTCTCCTCTGGGGAGAGGGAATCCTGGACGGCTTTGAAAAACTCCTCTGGTGTCCCGTCGTGGAACAGACCGCGGCGGCCGCCTTTGGCGACGGGAAGATTCGATTCGTCGGACAGCTTGAAGCGATTCACAAGGGATTCGAGGCCGTTTTTCTGCGTGAGGATCCCCGCGATAGTGATACGTTGTGCGCGCGTCAATTCCTTGGTGAGCTCATGGCCTTCAAAACGGGCCTCGGTATTTGCCTCAAGGATTTGCTCATCTGCGGTTTTGTATTTTATGCTGACTTTCCCGCGCTCGGAAAACCATGCCTCATTGCCGAGTCCCTTGTGCTCTTGCGCCCACTCCTCCAGGATGTCGTTGCTCCGCTGCTTGATAGCCGCAGCGACGTCGCCAGCTTCATCCATGCGCCGGCCCAGGATGTCATAACCAGTGGTCCGCTCGCCGCCGAAGATTTTTGTCACCATGCTCTGGTAGCTGTGAAGTGCGACCCCCGGCTTCTCTTTCACCCAAGTTACAGCCCCCTTGAGCTTGGAAAGGACGCCCTTGCTTTCCAGCTCCGTCTCGGTCGCACGATTGTCCATTTCGGTCTGGCCCATTTCGGCCTGCATGTCCTTGCGTGCAATCTCCTTGTCCTGCAGTTGCCCGCGCACCACAACCTTGTTTGCAAGCGCCGCGGTGTGCTTGGCAGCCATCACGTTGTCGTGGAGGACCGTCAATTCCTCTGGTGACAGGCTTCGGATGTTTTTCTTTCCGATGTCTCCAAGCATCCGTAGCTCGCGGTCGCTGATCTCCATCGGAGCCGTCCCGTCCTCGATTGCCTTCTTCAGATCCAGCGCCCCGCTCAGCGTTTCCTCAGACATGCGCCGTCCGAAGGAGAACTGGTCCCGGAGGCCTTCGATGGCCTTGCGCAGATCATTCTGCGCCACGGCGCGGTCAAGGCGGCCCTGGTAGTCCGTGAATAGCGGCTTGCCCTGGTTTTCAGCCACCGCCTTCTTCAGCTCTGAGACCACGGCATCGTTGGCAAGCCCGGAGGTATCGAGTGAGCGGAGGTTGCCGACCATCGTATTCACACCCTCGCGCGTAGCCTCCCTGTTCTTGATTTCCCCCGGGAGAGCCTTCAGCCGAGCCTGCAGGTCTTCGATGGTGATGTTGGCGCGCTCCAGTTCCTTGTTGCCTTTCACGTAGTCCGCGCTTCCCTCTGCCGACTTCACTTCGCGGTCGAGGTTTTCGTAGTATTTGAGTTGCTCCTCCGGGGCCTTCGCCTTCCCCTCCGGTGTCTGTTCATCGAGAATGTCGCCGATCTTCACGGGCGTCGCGCCTGCCGCCTCGGCCTCCGGGACGTTTCCAGTTATCCCTGCTTTGGCGGCCTGCGCTTTCTCTTCTTCCATTCGCCTTGTCTCTCGGTCCACGGCATCCTGGACGGCGGTCTCAACGCGGGTCTGCACCATCGAGCGAAGCGCCTCGTGCGCACCGACCATGCCAGCCCCGGCAATGAACTGCGCGACGGCTCCCTGTGCTGCCTCCCCGGCCACTTCACCGGCTGGCCGAAGAGGAACCTTCGTTCCGGCGAATCTGTTGCTCATCGCCGTCGCTGCTTCAGGGAGAACGGCGTTGGCCGACGACATGCCGATGGCGAAGAGGGCCTGCTTTCCGAAAGCCCCCGCGGTGGCCTCGCTTCCCGCCTCCATGCCGAGGAAACGACCCAGAACGGTCTTTGCAGCATCGTCGACAGATCCCTTCAGGGTTGCCCGTAGCGTCCCCTCTGCTCCTGCATTCAGAAGGGCATCCGCCGCCTCCCCACCAATCGGGATCGCCATGAGGCCGACCTGGAGGGCCCCGAGACCGGCCGCGAAGATGCGGGCATGCGTGGGATCCACTCCGCGGTCGATGAGGCTACGATAGGTGCCGCCCACGAGAGAACCGAACACCTTCGAAGATTCGCCTTCCGCAAAATCAAGGAAATGAGGATTACTCATCCCCAAGACGCCGTGAAGGGCTCCGTCACCGACAACAGCAAGGGCGGCTCCAACTACAGCCTCACTCGCATGCCAGCCTTGATAGCCGAGCTGGTATGCCATGCCGGCAACCTGTTTCGGAAGCCAACCCATCGTGGGGCCGAGTGATTTCTGCTGCGCTTGGAGGTCTTTCACACGCTGCTCAGTCTCCGGCGTGGCATCTCCCAGAAATTGCTTACCAGAAAGATCGTCAAGCTCCCCCTGGATGCGAAGGCCATCGAACATATTGCGAGCCTTCTGAAAGATCGTCGCCGGCGGCTGCCCTTTAGCCTGGTCCCCCCACATCGCCTGCGAGATGGCATCGAAGTGCTGGTGAACGTCCAGCGGGTGCATCTTCAGCCAATCGCCCAGCATCTTCGATGTCTGGAGCTTCGCGTCCGCCTGCGCGGGATCAGAGGAAAGAGAGAGGATCGTCTGATGAGGATCTTCAGGAAGGGGACCTCCCGAGGGAACTGCGGCGGGCGCTTCGACGGCTGTGATCTCAGGAACGGCTCCCGTGAACTGTCGAGGAGCCTCAACGGCAGGCTGCGGAGGGCCGCCCTCGGCGGTGATATCAGGTACCGTCATCCCGGCAAAACGCTGGTCTACATCGCCCATCTATTTCAGCTCCGTCCACTGGGCGAACGTCTTCGGAGGCTTGGCCGAGGGGGCTGACAGCCATGCTCCCCTACCCTTCGCGTCCAGAAGGTAGGTGAAGATGCGGCCCTGGTCATCGTAGTAGAACTGCTGGCCGTTGGCGCCTTGCGCTGCCTTCGACTGCACGTTGATTCGCTTGTCCCGAAGTATCCCTTGCTGCGCCTGGCGCAGAACTTTCACTTGATCCTTGAACTGTTCTGTGCCTGCGATATCCGCCACTTCCCCGCGCTGGATTTTTCCCTGGAAGTCATCGATGGCGCCTTGGTCGCGCGGACCCATGAAGATCTGTCCGACGAGACCCTGCGTCTGGAACATCTTTCCAACAGCCTTGTTGATGATCGGATCGGTAATGAGGCCTTTGATCTGATCCGACATTTCCTTGACCTTTTCGGGAGTGACGTTTCCTTTGGATGCGATGGATTCCTGCCTGAAAGCCTCATCGAGCATCTGCTGAGCCATGATGGACTGCTCTTTCGGGATGAGGATCTCGCCGGTCACAGCATTCACTTCTCCCCAGGAGGCCATGACGCGCTTCTGCTGGTCGAGGTACGGATTGCTGTCGACGCGGTGGCCGAGTAGATACTCGAGTTGCTTGTTGTCGATGATCCCCTTGCGGCGCGCCTCCATGAACTGCTGGCCCTTGTCGATTTTCTGCGGTGCCGTATCCGAGGCGAGGAGGAGAAGATTTTGCGGTATCGTGTTGGCGATGTTCTCCGCGCTCTCTCCTCGCATTTGCTGGTCCCTGATCGAGTAGAGGGTATCCAGGCCATCCTTCCATTTCGCATGAGACATTCCCCCTGCAATGTCTTTGGCCGACCATGCTTTGATGACATCATTCAGCGAGATTTCCCCGCGAAGGGAAGATGCGATCTGGCCGTCGAGGTTCCGCAGTGAGGTTTCGTCGAATTGGTTCTGCCGGAAGTCGAGGATTTTGTTGACGTTTTCAAGTGCTTTCGGAGCCCTGAAATCAGGGACCATCTTCGCCGCCTGATTCATGGCATCGTCTTTCGGAGCCCCCTGCTGCATGAGCTTGGATGCCACAGTGATGATCTGCTGCTCCGCCGAGTGCTGCTCGAGCGCATCCTGTCGCGTTATGCCTTCCTCGAAAGTGGCACGTTGCGCCGGAGTAATATCCGCCGCAGCATCAAGCATTTTGGCCGCCGCGTCGAGTCCCTGCGTCTTCACGGTCTGGTCAAGATTCTTTGCTAGGATACCGTCCCTGATCGTCTGCTGCGTACTCGCCTGTAGCTTTGCGAGCGCTCCAGGCCCGAGAAGGTCCTTGACATGCTGGGCTGAGAAAAGAGCGTCACTGACCTTCGTATTCCCATTCGCAATATCCGTCTTCGCTGCCAGTCCGGCAGCGGTTTCTACTTCTGTTTTGCCTTGCTCGAGATTGTACTTGTAGGCAGCATCATAGGCATGCAGATTGGCTTCGCTGGCGCGCTCGCGGTAGGTATTGAGCGCCCACTCCTGGACCTTGGGAAAGTTCTGATACTTCTTCGTCAGGGTATCCATTCCCTCGGCAAGAGCCTTGTCCCAATCATCCCCCAGTTGCCAGCCCGAGATGTTTTTGGCCTGCTGCCCGTTCTCATCCTCGGTCATAGAATAGACGGGTTGCATATTCCCCGATGCCCCAAGCTGCTCCGCTTTATCGTTCAGGCCATCGGTGAGTGCGAGAAGATCGGCTTGGGCCGCGGCCATCTGGTTTGCGGTTGCGACGTTGGAGAGGCTTTGCATGCTCTCCTTGGAGATAGATCGGACAGTACGCTGGGCGCTTGCCTCCGTCTCGCCAATGCTTCGAATGACGGGCTGGTAGCTGACGCCGCCGGGAATCGTGAGATTTTCACTTGGCACCCTGAAATCGCTCATAACCGCCTCATAGGCCGAACAACCCTGCTATGCCGCCGAGGATACCGCCCACGACTGTTCCAATGGGCCCAAAGATAGATCCGACCGCGGCGCCCGTTGCGACGCCTCCCACCACGGTCTCGACGGCTCCTGCCGTAGTCTGCGCCTGGGCTACGCTGAGTTTTCCTTCCGCTTCCGTTTTTTGGAGCTCGAGTTCATTCTGAAGCGTCGTGTAGCCCTGCTCATAGAGACTTTGCTCTCCGGTATATTCCGCTGCCGCAGAGGTTGGCTGCCCAGCGCCTCCCGTGCTGGCTCCTCGCATTCCCATTGCAGCCAGGCGATTGCCAAGGGTCTGATTCTCATTCAATTTGTACTCGGCTTCCTTCTGAGCCTTGTATTGCGGGAAGTCTTTGAGGTATTGCTCATAAAGAGCGGTATCAGCCTTGCCACCGGCCTGCGTGAGAAGGCCCTGTGCCGTTGTGGAAACTCCAGACAAGAATGCACTGACATCGAACTGGGCAACGTCTATTTTTGGGGCCGCCGGTGTGCTGGGAAGAATGTCAGTGAAATCGCCTACAGCGTAGTCGCTCATACTTCACTCAGCGAGAACCGAGTAGTGAGTGCCACCAAGTTGAACGGCACTGGGTCAGCGATGTCGATGTAGATCTGGCCGTTCGGGTCTACCGGGCCGTTGTCATCAATCGGGAAGAAACCATTTACCCATCCCGGAGGCTGACCATAAATCTGCTTTGCATAGGTCTGCATGTCTGACCAGAACGAAACGAGAGTCCCTCCTTGATTCACTACCGGGCTGTTAAGCGGATCGGCAGGAGCCACCTGCCCGATATAGCCGCCCATGCTGTTGTAGACGAGCATCCACGACTTCTCGATCTTGCGCTGAAGACCAAGCAGGCCACCTTTCGAGGGCAGGATCGGTCGAAGATCCTGGAACGCCGAATAGTAAGGATAGCCGATGTTCAAAGTCTGGACGGCCACCGGGAGCGTCACGGATCCAGCGGATGGAGTCTGCCGCGGCAAGACTCCTCCGTCTCCGAATGCCGCGCATCTCACTCCGTTCAGGGCCGCCGGAAGGCCAGAGAATGTTTTCTGAGGAGATCCTGCTATCTGCTGCTGACCGCAATCTACGTAGTAGGATTTCGCCTGCGTCGTGGAGAAAATGTCGTCAAGATACAGGTACTCGAGGGTGAGCGTGTTCCCACGCTTCACGGTCATCCATACCTCATCCCAGTAGGGAGCGCAGTGTGAGCACAAGGACTGAACTGCTCCGCTGCCGCCGAGTTGCTGCTGGGAGAAACCACAAACGCTCTTCACGAGGAATCCCGTGTCTTCCTGTTCCACTGTAGCCACGATCAGGGAACCGTCAGCCATCATGATCCAAACCTGCGGCTCGGGATGCAGGATTACACAGAAGTCGACGACCAACCTCGAAAAGAGATGGCTCGCATGGGCGCTCTTGTTTTCATCGGCGTAATAGCCGCGATAGAGAGAGAGCGTCAGGGATCGGAGGCTCTTTGCGTCCGCTCCGAGATGAAGGACAACGTTCGTAACCTGGACGCCACGGGTATTCGGCAAGGAGCCATAGGAAGCGCTCAGCTTCAGACCGAAAGTGGCGCCCGTTGGGTAGGCCTCTGGATATTCCATCCAGACGCCTTTATCGGTTGCAGCCAGAAGGTTCTGGGCGGCCAGCAGCCACGATACGCTTTTGGCGTTCATGTTGTTGTTGAGGTAATAGATGCCGTCCGTGATGGCGTTCCCCGCAACGCCGGTGATCTGGAAATTGTTGTACGTCTGCGTCGTTCCAGGTGGCGGAAGATAGCACGCGAATTGTGCCAGCGGGAAGGCGAGGAAGCCAGAGAGGAAAAGCCGGCCAGCATAGAACTCACCGCATCCAGGATAGCAACCGGAAGAAAAGAGATTCGAAAGTTGGCCGGTGATCGTGAAAGTGGGTTGCGTGCAACTCCAGGCGCCGCTTCCATCCGCCGCCGCATTCGTTATCTTGGCGACAGGGAGTCCGGTGGTTGTTGCAGCTCCCAAGCCATTCATAAAGAGCCAGGTCTCTCCGCCCTGCTGCGCCCAGTTGATGATCGGGATATCCCCATTGGCGTAGGCGGGGACATTTGTCGTGAGTGTCGCCACGAGAGAATGAGAAAGGACATCGTAAACGTAGACGGTCGCCGTGCTGGTGACAACGGCAATCAAGAGCTCGAAGGGATGGCCGTTGAGAGCTGTGAAAGGAGCTTGACGAGTGTTGCCGACTATCCCAGCGGGAAGGGTATCGACCCAGCGGGTGCCGGGGCGCCTCCGCAAGCCGCCTCCCTCTCGCGGCAGCATGTTGTAAAGCAGAGCCGACCCCGCCTTGTACTGAGGCCTTGAAATGCGGCCTTGCCAGCTCGGCGCTATCTCACCGGCTCCCCATTCCTCTTTTGTGACCTCGTGGAAATCGAGATCCGACATGGCTCAATAGCTCCTGTACGGATCGGGCGGTAGTCCATCAAAGCCCGTCATGCGCACCTTTTCGTAGTAGTCATAGCCCCTGGTCTTTGATCCTTCCCAGGTCTCTTTGGCCTTGTCGTCATTGGCGATGGCGGCTTGGAGCGATTTTTCAGCGGCCTTTTCAAGTATGCGCAGGAGCGCCACGTTCTGGCGCAGGGGCATGCAGAGGCCCACCGCGAGCTGGTCATGGATGGCGTGGAAGAACCAGTCGGGAAGAATGCTGGGATCCTCGTTGTTGAGGTTGCGCTGGTAGAGAAGATAGACAAGGGTAGCGTCGGTGAGAATCCAATTTCCCTCGCGCGACCACTTGTGGTTCGACGGAGAGCCGTTGGGCAGAACGAGGGGATTGGAGGACGGAGGCTGATCGATAGCCTCAACGCCATCCTGTTGAAAGTCGCTGCAGTCGCTGGGAAGCGTGTACGCATACAGGTAATCGTTCGGTGGCACATACTTTGGATCGCGGGTGAGCTGCGTTCGAACGCGCAGGATGCACCAATCGTCGTTGGCGGCCATGACCGCCGTGATCGCGTCCCCGAGAAGATCGGAGCACGCGAGCTGGGAAGGCGAGCCATCGGTAAGGTTTGAGATTCGTGCCGCTCCGATCGCTCGGAGTGCGGTGTTGCAGACATCAACCCAGGACACCCCGGCGCTGATGCCCTGAATTGGTGTCCCGGGCATTACCCTAGGCCTCCTGAGCCACGGCCTGTCGAGCCGCGGCCTTCTTCGCGCGCGCCGCTTTCAGCCGTTCGCTCGCTGCGGCTCGTGCCTCGGCTGACATCGGCTTGCGGCCTCGGGGCGGCAGCGGAACGGCTGCCTTGCGCTTCAGGTCGATTCTGTTGATTTCCTCGGGAAGCAGCGGAGAAGGAGTGCCATCGAGGAAGGCCTGCGCAACGGGTTTCCCCTTGCGCACCAGCTTCACACGCGCCATTTCCACCGGGCCGCGGGCGAGGGTAAATTTGCCCGCTTTCCTGCCGCGCAGAACATCCTCATCGTTCTGCTCCTCCTCGGGAGTGAGCTTGCGATAGGGAAGTCCTCGGGCGTCCACGATGTCGCACAGCTCATCGTTGTGCTGATCGACCCAAACGCGCGCCAGGTCATCGGCATAGGAAAAGAACTCGGGGAAAAGCCCGACCCTGGTGAGATGGAAGAGCTGCGCCTCAGTGATGTAGCCCTTGGGATCGTCGCTGTCGTAGACGATGCCGCGCTTGTAGCCGAAACGGATGGGAACGCCTCGCTTGTCGAGCCTCTGAAGGTTCCCGTTGTCGTAGCAAGATTCCTCACACAAAAACTTCATGATGTCCTCCTGAGCGATGGGAAAGATGGCCCCCCTCATACGAGGAGGGCCCACTTGTTTCAATCGATCCGCTGCTAGAGGTTCGCGCCTCCGAGCGTCACGGCGAGACCTGGCCGGGCTCCGTGCTCCCAGAAGGCTTCCACCGTGGTTCCGGTGTAGGTTCCCGAGCTGAGGGCCGTCGCCCCCAGGACGGTGAACTCTCGAACCGTTTCGGGCGCCCTATGTCTCCACTCCTGTCCGATGGGCCACACCACTCCGAGAATGGTGTTGGGTCCGATCCAGACCTTCGCCTGGGTGGCGTTGAAGGCGGCCGCCGTGTCGTCGAAAAGGAAGGGCGTGATCTGGTCGGCCGCGTTGAATGCGGATAGCGCCCTCCAGACCATGTACAGATCCCTGTCGAGGGTATGACGGGTGAACCGGCTGGCCGAAGAAATCGTGCCCCAGTCGATATACCACGTCCCGAGTGCTCCACCCTGGTAGTAGTCGGTGTTCTTGGTCACCAGGGTGATCGTGTTCTGAGCCAGGGTTCCATTGACGTCTGCGCGCATGGCTACCTCCTAGCTCAACGCCGTCAGGTTGTTGGGAATCCCCTCGTGCATTCGCAGAGGGATGCCGGCGATGAATGTGACCGGCCCATATCCTTCGATGGCCTGCACCGTGAGGGCACCGTTGGCGGTGTCCTTGTATGCCTGCGCCTCGATCTGTCCCTTGATCGTGCGGTTCACGAACACGAAGGCGTTGCGCCCCATGTTCTGAAGGATGTTCTTGCCGAAGCGCACGAAGTCGGTGATCGAGAATGTGCTGGACGACCCCGAGGTCGCCAGGTTGGTGTAGCGGATGAGCGCCCTCTGGTTCCTGAGAACGATGCCTCCCCAGATCTGGTACAGCCTCGCCCAGAACCAGTTCATGTGCCCGGCCACCCCGTCCGTGGACGGCGACCACACGCGGCCGCGGTCCTCGTTGTGAAAGCCGGGGGTCCCCGAGTTCGGCGGGTAGCAGAGATAGAGCGTGGCCGGCGAAAGCTCCAGAATCCACGCATCGCTCACGGCGGATGCCGCACCCCCACTGAAGACGTAGGGAGCGTAGCCCGTGAGGGCCGCCCGGCGAGCCGCGAAGGACATGAAGTTGTCGGGTGCCGTTCCGTCGTTGCCGTAGACCAGGTTGTATGCCCAGTCCTGGAACGCCCCTTCCATGTTCAGCCCGTCTTCGGAGTCACGCACCACCCAGGGATCGTCGACGCCCTGGAGAATACGCTCGTCCACCATGGACTGCCCTTCGTAGAGCTTGACCGGCTCTTCGATGAGATCGCCCGTTGAGGCGATGGTGGGAACGCCGGTTCCCGGCCTGGAGAATGTGCCCGTCCCGAGCCTTGATGCCTGGAACTGGCGGTTGAAGATTCCGTTGGTGGCCTTCATCCACGGCATCACGTCCAGGATGTCGATCATCTGGGCGAGTTCGCCGAGTGAGGCTGCCAGGGAGTCGTATTCGAGCCGCTTGTAGGCTTCAGGAAGGGTCATCTGCGAGAAAGCAGATAGTCCTGCCATAAGTCACTCCTGAGAGAATAGATCAGCCTTTCAAGCCGTTCTGTTCCCAGGCCGTGGCGGCTGGCATGGTCCCGGTTGTCGGTTCCCTAGCAGCCTTGGCAGGCGAGGTCCATATCGTGGCCGTCCGCCAGCACTTCACCGAAGAGCATGAGCGGAAGCTATTTCAACATATAGTCTACTTTTTCATACAAGTCAAGAGCTCTTGAGATGACTCTCCCCATGGGATCCCCCGGCGAGACTCACAGCATGACCATCTTTGTCGTAGATGACGCCGCGGGTGAGCTGAGGAGGACCCTTGCGCTTGCCCAGGATTCTTTCGGATTCGGGATTGCTTACGTCGAAGCCGCTGTGCGTCTCCACTTCCTGCGTTCCAGCGGGCTCACCTTTCGGCCCGATCTTTTCAATCGTGCGCGTCTGGATTGCTCCGGTGGAAGCCTTCGGAACTTCCGCCTGAGCCTTCTGATCGGCAACGGTATCTTTCATGACGTCCTCTGCGAGTCCCATCCTCATGCTCCTTTCTTGCCGTGGAGGGCAATCCATTCGGGAGAGTAGTTCCCCTGCTTGCCCTGGGGCTTCGGCTTCTCCGTCTCACCCTTCCCAGCGTCTCCGGTTACAAGGCCATGGGGTTCAATCTTGGACTGCGCCGCGGCTGCTTCTTTGAGGAATGCAGCGTCATAGAGAACCCCGGTGTCGATGAGTTTCTGTCTGACTGTCGAAGAGTAGTTGCTGGACAGGTGCTTGACGGCGAGATTGTAGGTTTCTTTCGCAGCCACTTCATCCCCTCCGATCTCGCGCGCGAGGTTCACCAGGACATTCTTCTCGCCCTCTGCCCTGCGCCGCCCCGATATTTCCTGCGCATTCCTGGCGATGGATTCGAGTGAGGAGACGTAGGCCTGCGCCTGCTTCTGAGTGTAGCCGTTGGCAGCTACGAAGGCGCGCGCCGCCTCGACGGCTTCTTTCGGCAGCACCTTCTCGTCGGCCTTCAGCTCGTAGCCCTCGGGCTTTCGCGGAAGGCCCATGCGATCGTGGAAGGCCTGTATCTCCTCCTCCGATGAATCCTTCGTGGGGATGATGATGCCGCGCTCGCGTACGGTCTTGGCGAGCTTGAAATGCTCAACGGCCAGGTCGTTCACATCCTTGCCCGCGTAGGCCTTCATCTCCTCGGCATACTGCTCCCGTGTTTCCTTGCTGATTTGCGAAGCGAACTTCACCGGCTCC